CCGGTACCCTGTCTTGGTTTATTCTGATTACCCTTATTAGGTGTGTTTTTTGGAGTTGGCTTTGGTTTAGGTTTAAATTTGTTTATTATTTTTGGTATTATACCTAAGAAACCTTTTAATACAAATAGTACACCTTTTATTAGAGGAGAAAATAGTTTCAAGAAATCAAGTATCTTCATCCCAATATTAAGTCCAACCAGGGCAGCAATACCCAGAAGGATTTTATCCATATGGTCCGTAATAAATGTAATTACATTCTGAATTTTCTCTTGATTTTCCTCTTTCTGAAACCAATCAAGAGCTTTCATTATAAAACCACCAAGTAAGATATTCTTAAAGAATCTCTTGATCATATCAAGGAACCCCATCTTCGGAGCTTTGAATCCCTTTAGAGCCTTAGTTGCTTTCGTCTTTGCATTTTTTTCAGACTTCTCTTCTTCTGCTTTTTGTGCAGCCTTTCTTGCAGTCTTCTCTTCTTGTTCCGATTCTTTCTTCTCTTCACCCAATATATTCTTAAGAAGACTATCAATACCAAGTAAACTTTGGTTGATATTCTCAAAAGAATCTGTAACCGCTTCTCCCTTTACTTTAACCTTAGTTGATTCTGCTTCTTTAGAACCACTTAAAAGTTTTTGAGTATTGACTGCAGATTTATTATATTTTTTACCACTTTGAACTACCTTGGAGATATTAACTGACTTTTTCTTTGGTTTAAATCTACCAGTCTTACTCTTTACTCTCTTAAATTCATTAGTAAGAAGTTCTGTCTCTTCAGTTGGAATCTGACTTTTAGACATTCTGCCTGCAGCCATCTTCTCACGAAGAAGAGTCTTATAAGTATCGTAATCAAGGTCAAATGCATCTTCTAAACCCAACAATCTCAATATTGTTGGATCAATAGTTTCATTAGTAGATTGTTGTTTGGTATCTTCTTTCTTCTCGGTACTAAACTTCTTGACAATAGCAGTTACAGCCTTCTTGTCTGGTTTTTTCTTAGCAGAGGGCATTGGCATTGGACCCTGCTTTGCATTACTATTTTCTTTGGGTTTACCAGTCCAGGTATCTAACCCTCCAGTATTCCATTTTTCTTGTAAAGGATCTGACATCTGACGGGCAAGATCCATCAAATCGCCTGAACCTTTCACCATTTCACTATCAACCTTACGTTTTTGGTCAGGTGGTAGGGAATTATAATAACTTGATAAATCTTTTATTTGATCCTCATCAAGATCTTTGAGAATATAATCTGGTAGCTTATATGCAACAGATCTATCCTCATCGTATGCTTTTTTTGGTTTTGCCTTTGCCTTTGGTTTTGGGGCTACCTTTGGTTTTGGTTTTGCCTTTGGCTTAGGTGGAGTCTTTTTACTTTCATTTTCTTCGACCATACCTATGGCCATTTCATGAAGCTCAGTATTGTTCCTTCCCTGAACAATCTGACTATCAATCTCACTAGTCTCTTTATCACTCAGAGAATTATAGTATTGCGAAAGTAAATGTATCTGTTTATCGTCTAATTTTGAGACAAGATCCTTCCCTAACTTATATTCATAAGCCTTTCTTGTTACTTTAGGATCTCTAGCCATTCTGTCTTGCCTTTTGCTTTTGTTCTTCTTCCTCTAAATGTTGTTGTAAGAGAGCAACGTAAATGTCTCTTTCAAAGGGCATCATATTTTCAATTTCAGTGAGAGAGTATTTGTGGTATTGCATCATCGCAAAGTTTAATTTAAAATAACTCTCTAGATCCATATGGATCATGCCTATGCGAAAAAACTGGTTAAACCCTCCAAAACGATAGTACTTTTGACTTTAGTGCTTGGGTTTGTAATCTCAATTGTATGAGATAGTTTTGGCATAGTCTCAAAGAATTGTTCAATTTCTTTAAATTGGGTTGAACTCATCTGTTCCAAGAAGTCAACAACTTCTTTTTTAGTACAATCATCAGTAGACCAAACCTCATCTTCATTGTAAATCTTATCAATACATGATGCAATCAGTTCAAATGATTGATTAATGTCAGTTTCACCTTCAAAATCAAAGTTGTTTGAAATGAATTGTTCCAATGAAGGATACTTCATCTCCATCATCAAAGTCTCATCAAGTCTAATCTTATTAGAGTGGTTTTCATCAGTTTGAACTTGAATGTCCTCAAGGTCAATTGTAACTGTAACATTTGTTTCACCATCATCAGGTGCCACAATGTTTACCTCAACTTCTTCACCAACTGACCTTGCTCTGATATTCAAGAACAAATATTCAATATCAAAAGTCGGAAGTTTTTCTACCTTGATACCTCTCGTAAGAATACAACTCTTCAGAACAGATTTGATTGCGGTTGTAATCTGTTTTGTGTCCTCACTTTCAAGAGCAAGAACCAGAAGTTTTTCTTCTTTAACTAGAAAGGGTCTATAAGTAATTTTCTTCTGTGTTGATGGTAATACCAAGTCATACTCAGGAGTTACAATCTTTGGTAAAGGCATAATAAACTACATTAATAAGTGAAACTATTTATTATGCAAATTTACGTTCTCTAACATATCTGGTGTAGGACATGGAGATATTATATTTCAAAACATCACTTGCTTCGTAACTCACCTGAGTTGGTGCAATACTAATTGGGAATGCATCGATGAAAGTATATCTTAACTGATAACTATCATTGGCACGTCTTCTTTCTGCTGTTGCACTCTTCTCAAATTTGGTCACATGTATCGGACTTCTGTAACTATTCGGGTAATTCATCCGATAAGATACTGCCGAATTTTCGTACCCAATATTATTCACATTTTGTCCTGCAATAAAGTCAACCCAACCATCAAATAATTCAATCACATCATATCTATTATTGACCATAAATGTTAAATCAAGAGTATTTCCAAAGTCTTTTCGATATGCCATTTTTTCAGACATACCTGCGAAGTCATTTGTTGCTTCATGAGTAAAAAGATTTACACCAGGAAGTGATGCGGCAGAACACATCAATTCAACATTTTCACCATCTGCATAATAATTGAAATTTCTTGCATTCAAGAAAGTTAGTACACTAATTGGTGGTTGAACTTTGACTTGATATACAGATGTCTGGGCAACATGAAGAATTTTACTCTTTAGTGCCGATGTTTTGACTGAATTTGGAGATGGTCCAGGCATCTAAATATTTCTACATTATAATACTATGTATATTAGATGGGTCAAAGTATAAAGTCAATTTATAAACCATCACATCCTGAAAAATACCTTGGTAACTCAAGTAATATAATATGTAGAAGTTCTTGGGAAAGAACCTTTTGTAGGTATTGTGACACTAACCCAAATGTAGTGAAATGGGCGAGTGAAGAACTAGCAATAAGATATATTTCACCAGTTGATGGAAGACCACATAGATACTATCCAGACTTTCTGATTGAAGTGAAAGAAAAGAGTGGTAAATTAAAAAAGTATATAATTGAAATTAAACCCAAGAAACAAACTCTACCACCAGTCAAAAAGAAAAGAGTAACTAAAGGGTTTATTGCAGAAGCAAAGACTTATGCAGTCAATCAAGCAAAATGGAAGGCAGCAGTTGATTTTTGTAAGGATAATTTAATTGAGTTTAAGATTATTACTGAAGATGAACTCTACCACTGGAAGAAATGAATAGATTTACAGAAGAGGATGAAAATCGGATCTCAAGTATGACAGATCCTGATGATATGATGTTAGAAATCATGGAAATTCTAACAGATGTAGAAGTCATTCCTGATGTTGGTAAGTATTACACATTCATCTATCGGGCAAAAACACCGAGAGTTGAATATGACCAGTTTCCGTTAATTGCTTGTGTTGGTGTCTTTGAATGGGGTTTTAGAGGACTTAATTATCATTGGGGTGATTTTAGGAATTATACTTGGGAAGAATCAGATACTCTTCGTGTAGTTGATCCTACGGAACTCAAAACACTTCGTGCAATTCCCTATCAAAGTTTCAGAATAAATAACTAAACGGGTTAGTAACCATCATAGGAGAAATAAAATAGTGGCAAAGGAGACTTCAGGTTGGGAGAGTTTGGGTTTAACTGATCCAAACTTATATGAAGCAAGCTTTCCTCGTAATAACGGCACTATAGCACCTTCTGGTCAACAAGGTAAAAGTGATATTGTTGTTATAACCAATAGATCAAATGGAAATTATGACGTATATAAAAAAACTTTATTTGGTAACAAGTTAATATATCAATATAATGCTTCAAGTAACAAAACCACAATAGTAAATCAAGAAGATTTTAATGATTTTTTTACAGGAGAAAATACTCAACAATATACAAACTTAAACTCAGGTGTAAAACAAGCAACTTTAAATTTAGCAGAAGAAAACCTCTCGGGCAGTACCTCAAGAAAGGAATATCAAGAATTACAACAAACACCTGGTTATAAGTCTCTCGCAAATACTGAAGAACCACCGACACCACCAACAGTTGTTGAACTTGA